TTAAGCAAAGGACAGAGAATAAAGTAAGGCAGGTCATAGATACATCGGTCAACCATCTTCGGAACTCCGCAAGGCTAAGGGCTATAGCAAAAGCAAGGATCACAAAATATAGATGGGATGCGGTGGGAGACAGGCTCACCTGCCCCTACTGCCGAGCTATGGACGGAAGAATTTTTGAGACAGGAGATGCTATCCGGACCTTAGAGCTTATAGAATCTGATCCAGCATCTTTGCCGGAAGTGAAGCCCTTTCTGACAAACTTTCCTTTGGAAAAACTAAAAAGCTTGCCAAGCTCTCAGATGCCGTCAAAAATGCCACCAGCCCATCCACACTGCAGATGTCGCATCGTCTCTTACATTGAAGAAATTGAAGAGCCCTACCCGGTGTTCGTAGAACAAGCAGTCCAGCCTAAATCTCTGGAGCAAACTGCAATTTTGCAAGAGCTAACAACCGAGCTAAAAGCTTTACGACCTGAAGAACTAACCGCAAGAATTAAAGCCCATCTTGGGAGCGACTGGAGACGCAACCCAGACGGCACTTTTGACCTTCAGTCAACCAGGCTTAAAGCCGAGTTTGAAAGGCACGCCAAAGACCTAAATGTCCAATCTCTCAAAGAATACGAAAGACTAAGCTATGAGGTAATAAAGAACCCCGAACAGGTCTTTATCCAACGGACTTTTAACCCTCAGACTAAAAAATATGAAACGAACTACCTCTTCGTTAAAAACGGCGTTTATGTAATCTCAAACGACGAAGCCCTTGCCATCCAAACCTGCGGTCGGTTAAAAGAAGATATAGAAAGCTGGCTTTCCGAGCTTTCCGAGCATTCTCAATCAGCCATCGTCAAGCTCTTAGGAGGAAGGACCACTTCAGCTCCACCCCGTAGGCTTGAAGGACTAATTGACAAATATGATTTTCGTAGTATTCAAGATGTAGAAAGAATGCTAATAGATTTTACGAAAGAACGCCAAGACTTTTTACACTATATAATTAAAGACTCGAAGCTTATGAAAAATGTGGATTATATAATGGGAGTTATGAGCTACGACGGCAAAAATGCGACCTTTTTGATTAATCAAAGATATGAAAAAGCATTAATATCTGCCCTCCAAAGCTTTAAAAACAAGGTTCCCTTATTGAAAGAAGACGAAGAAATTCTCCAGGCTCTTTGGCATGAACTTATTCATCTACGAACCAAAGATATATTCAAATTCCATGGTCGGCTTGTGAAAACTGATAAAGATCTGCTGGAAACAATTACTGATTTTATAGCTCGGCATACTTATGATAAATTTTTTAAAATGCTAAGACCTGGAACTAAGCCTAACTACCAAAAGGAACTAATAAAAAAAGCTTTAGGCTATCAACTTTTTGTTCAAAGATTTAGGTATGTTTTGCAAAAATTCAGGATTAACGAAAAAGATGCGGTAAAAGAGCTTGAAAACATTTTATTTGAAGATTGCCAAAATATACAAAGCAGGCTTAAAGACTGGTTAGGGACAAAAGTTGACCTATCAGAAAATGACAGGTATATAATTTTATATGATATGGTTAACGATATGATGAGCGATGAAGAATTTCAAAGGGAGGTGGATGAATATTATGAAATCGTTAAAAGGCGAAAAAAACGAAACAATCTCAGATGAAATAGAGACGATTTATGACCATAAGGTAACGGAAGAAGAAAGACGGAAGTGGTTTGGACCTGAGTGTCTTTATCCAAAAACTAAAGAAGAATACCTCCAAAGACTTCAAAGATTTAGCCTAAAAAGCATGCTCAATCACATTTGGAGAGATTTATTTATATTATACTTTAATCGAGGAAATTGGGCTAAGGCTAAAGAGTATTTAACAAGAATAGAAGATAAAAAACTGCGTTGGTCAATTGTGTTCATGTCTACAGGTGCAGATGTCATAACAGACCCAGAGTGGACAGAGAAAGCTCGTAACTATTTTCGAGATGTTTGCGAAGTCTGGAGAATCTTTTAACCTTCCCCTTTTCTTTTAACTCTTTTCCCCTTTGTGCAATCTTTGCTTGAATTTTTCTTCCTCCTTGTCATCTTATAGCCTAAGATGATTACGCTTGAGGAACGCTTAAACCTCGCAGGCTTTGCCGACGAAGACTGTTGCGTAGAGTTCAATGTCGTAGCCTTATCCTCAACTTGCGTTGACCGTTCATACGGCAAACTTTGTTTCCCTGAAGAAGTGCTTAAAGCAAAAGCCCAAACCCTCGTAGAAAAGCCCGTCCTCCTTGACCATAAATGGGAAGTTGAAAACATGGTTGGCGTAGTAGTCAAGGCTTGGTATGAAGACGGAAAAGTCTTGGCGAGGCTTCGCATCCCCAAGCAAGGAAACGAAAAGCTTATCGCCCTCCTTCAGATGTCTCCAAGTCCTGTAAAAAGCGTATCAGCCGGTCTTATCGTCAAGACAGAAAAGCTTGAAGATAAATATTTAGTCCAGGACTTGGAGTTCAAAGAGATAAGCTTCGTCTTTGAAGGGGCAGACAAAAACGCAAGGGTGCTAAACTCGCATAAAGATTGCGGATGCCAAAAGGAGGCTCTCGGCGTGTCCAATTGGTGGGATGACCCTGAGCTGAGGGAAAAAGCTCCCAAAGACTACTTCCTTGACCCAGAGAATAGACGCTATCCCTACCGCACATGGGAGGGAGAGATCTCCTGCGATAGGCTAAAAGCAGCGATGAGCCTTGCCGGGCTTCATGGGCATCATCGCATCTACGCCAGAGCTAAAACCCTATACGAAAACCACTGCAAAAATGAGGGATAAGCCATGGGTAAAGGCAGGAAACCTAAAGCCCCAAAACCCAAACCAACTTGCTAATTGTTTAAAAACAAAATTTCAAAGGAGGTGCAATCGATGCTTGAAAACCTTGAAGCTATGACCAAAGAGGAGCTTATCTCCGCAGTTGAAGCTTTGCAGACAAAGCTTTCAGCCCTCGAGAAGGAGAACTTAGCACTAAAGGAGCTTGCGGACATCGGCAAGAAATATCTTGAGCATTTAAAGCAAGAGGCAACCAAGCTTGTCAAGCTTGTTGACGGAGAAAAAAGCCCGCTTCTTAAGCTCATCGAGAAAGCCGATGTCGAAACCTTAAAAGAGCTTGTCGACGAATACACCGAAAAGGCAAAAGAGAAGTATAAACCGTCAAGTCAAAGAGATAAGCTTGAGCCTGAAAAATCCCTTGAAGAAATGACCTATGCCGAGCTTAAAAAGCTTGGCGAAAAATTAGCAAAAGACCTAAAGGAGGTGTAAACCATGCCCATAACCGGAACCAATTTACCAGAGATGTTTCCCCAGTATTATGAAAGGAAGCTCCTTGCCTATGTAAAAGAAAACCTCGTAGCAAACCGCTACGGGCAAAAGTTTAGCCTCCCTCGCAATTCAGGGAGGACTGCGGTCTTTACCGCTTTTGAGCCTCTACCGGTAAACACAACCCCGATCACCTTCCAGCCAACCCCAAGCACTGGGGCAAGCTTAGCCACAAGGCAGGTATCCGTCACCGTAGAAGAATACGCAAACTACATCGACCTTGACGACTTTACAGATATCACAAGCTTTGTTCCACTCATGGACAGAGCAGTAGACCTCCTTGCCTATAACGCCCAGCAAACCCTCGACAGGATCGCCATGAACGAGCTAACATCCGGCACGAATGTTATCTACGCTGGAGATGCGGGCTCAAGGGATGCTTTGGATGGCACAAAGAAGCTTACCAAAACCGAGATCAGAAAAGCGGTCATCCAGCTTGAGAGGGCAAACATCCCCAAGTTTGCCGACGGCTCCTATGTCTGCATCCTGCACCCAGACAAGCTCCTTGACCTTTTTACCGATAGCGAGCTCATAACTCTTTCCATGACCAGAAAAGACCCGATCGCAATCGGCTACATCGGAGAATTCTTCGGAGTGAAGTTTGTCTCCACAACCGCCATCCCTATCCTTAAAAACGCTACCAATAAAGATGTCTACCTAACCCTTGTGATTGGAGCTGATGCTTACGGAGTGGTTGACATCGACGGGAATACTTTGCAAACTGTATACACGAATATGGATAAGCTCGGAAGGGTCAAGACAGTGGGCTGGAGAGCCTTCTATGCTGTGAAAAGACTTTATGAACCAGCCATTGTTCGCATCGAAAGCAACTAGGGGGTTTGCAATGAAAGTTCTAATCAAAGAAAAAGCAAAAATCTGGATAAACGGCAAGGAGTTTAGCTTTGATGCTGGCATGCAGGATATCGAGGATGACAAGGCAAGGATACTTATTGAAGCAGGCTACGCTGAAAAAGTAGAAGAAAAAAAAGTAGAAGAAAAAATAGAAGAGCCCGAAAAACCTAAAAAAGGAAAAGCTTAGCAGTGATAACCCCAGACGAGCTCAGAGAGTTTTTAAACGACAACGAGATACCTGATGCAATTTTGCAAAATTGTATTGAGCTTGCGGTCAACAGGGCTAAAAGATTGCTTAAGGTGGATAGCTTGCCTGACACCCCAGAGGTCAAGAAGGCTTTAATTCTGCTTTCAGCAAGCGAGCTTGCGTCAAGCGTAAACCTTTACTGGAGACGAGCTGAGGACTATCAAACTATGAATGTGAAAAATTTGATAGCTGAAGCCGAACGCCTGCTCGGACTATCTCCACAGAAAGGAGCCTTCGTATGGGCGTAGAAGTGACCGGAACAGAAGAGTTAAAAAGGTTTTTTGATGAATTGCCGGGTAAGATCATGCAAGCCTGCAAGCTTGCCCTCACAAGGTCAGCAGAAAAGATCCAAACTGACCTTTCCACTATCTTTAAAACAGAGGGCAGGTCTCACGGAGTTGACTGGAAGGACTTAAACCCCCGTTATCTTGCCTATAAGGTCAAAAAAGGCTTTTCCGAAAAAAAGCTACACCGGACAACCACCCTTGCCCAAAGCTTTACTTATAAGGTTCAGGATTGGAAGGCAGTAATTGGAACACCCGTCCCTTACGCCCCTTACCATGAAACAGGCACAAAGCGTGGCATACCACCACGCCCCTTTATGCAGCCTGTCGTGGAAAAGTTTTTGCAGGAAAACCGTTTTACCAAAATTTTCCAAAAGAGCCTAAAAGAGGTGCTGTAGGATGCTTACCGAGCTTGACGCCCAGATTGGAAACGCCCTGCAATCGCTCGGGCTACCAGTGCTCTCTAAGGTGGATAAGCCAACCGAGCTTTTTATCAAGCCTAAAACCACACCCTGCGTTTGGTATATCATAGAGAAGGCTAAATTTGACCCGCTTGCGAGCTTTTCCTTCTCGGTTGACTTCGAAGTCTCCGTCTTTCTTTTCTACAGGAGCTTAAGAGAAAAAGGGCAAGGGGCTTATGAACTTTTAGAAAAAATTTTAAGCGCCCTAAGCCTTAAGACCCAGTTTAACCTTGTCCCTCAAGGGATAGAGCTTTACTACCACGAAAGCGGAGAGTTTGCCTTTCTTTTAAGCTTTAAAGGAAACGCCAGGTTTGTCGTCCCACAGGAAGAAGAAATATTAACTAAACGCATAACCGTTTACAACGACGAAGAACTTGTGTCGGAGGTGTCTAAATGAGGTATAAAGTAAAACTAACCTACCCGACGATCGTCATGATCGGGCAAGATGAGTATCGGTTATTTCCGGGTCAGGAGGTTGAACTGCCTGAGACCGCCGAAGTGGTCAAGACCTTTGAGGGGCTTGGCTATCTTGAACCTTTACCAGAAGTAAAACCGAAAACCACCAAGAAGGAGGTAAGCGATGCCAGCTAATTACCTTCACGGCGTAGAAACGATAGAAATAGTCAAAGGACCAATACCGGTCAGGGAAGTAAAATCTGCGGTCATCTTCTTGGTTGGAACCGCTCCTGTGCATCTAACTAAGCCCGCAGATGTCTCCGAAGCAGACTGGTATGCCCAGACGATTAACAACCCCGTTTTAGTCCTAAGAAGGGAAGATGGTATAACCTATTTTGGTGAGGCCACATCGGGCTACACCATCCCCTATGCACTTGATGCTATCTTTGATCACGGAGGCTCAACTATTATCGTCGTTAATGTCTTTGACCCAAGAGTGCATAAAAATGCAAGCGGAAACCCCGACCCCTCAGCGGTCACCCAAGCTGATATTATCGGCACTTACGACCCGACAACCGGCAAACGCTCAGGACTAAAAGTAATCGACGAGCTATACAGCCGGTTTGGATTTACCGCAAAGCTAATACTCTGCCCGGTCTATTGCGAGTCTCCGGGTGTTATGGCAGAGATGATAGCCCTTTGTGAAACTCACCGTGCTTTAGCTTTGATTGACGCTCCCGCTGGTCTAACTCCTCAACAGGTTATCAACGCTCGCGGGGCTGGTGGTCAGCTCAATACTTCTGCTTATAGAGCAGTTATCTGCTACCCACATCTTAAAGTCTACGACACCGCAACCAACACCGAACGCCTTGAACCTTTTAGCCAGAGGCTTGCTGGAGTTATAGCTAAAGTAGACCATGAGGAAGGCTACTGGTATTCCCCATCTAATCATGAAATACTCGGCATCATCGGAGTAGAGCGTCCCATCACCTGCGCCATAAACGACCCAAATACAGAAGCAAACATCTTAAACGAAAACGGAATAGTCACAGTCTTTAACAGCTTTGGAACGGGTTATAGAGTTTGGGGTAACCGCTCCGCCGCTTGGCCAACTAAATCAGATCCAAAAAACTTTATTTCTGTGCGGAGGACCGCAGACATCATCGCCGAGTCTATTGAGTATGCAACTTTGCAATTTTTAGACAAGCCCATAACCGTAGCCATAGACGGTGTGCTTAGCATGGTAAACGCCTTTATCCGAACCCTTATCGGTAGAGGTGCCCTCGTTGACGGAAAATGCTACTTCCTGAAGGACAAAAACCCCGAGACTGAACTTGCCAACGGTCACCTAACCTTTACCTATGAAATCATGCCTCCAACCCCAGCGGAACGCATAACCTTTGAACAGGTGATAAACATCGAACTCCTCAAAAAACTAATAGGAGGTTAGAGCCATGCCTGTCGAAATCAGCAAGGTTTTTAACGCCAGAGTTTACATAGACGGCACGGACTTCATAGCTAAAGCCGAAGAAGTAGAACTCCCAAAGGTCAAGTTCAAGTTTGCCGATGCTAAAGCTCTCGGGCTCTACGGAGAAATGGAGCTCCCAAGTGGGCTTGATAAGCTTGAAGCCAAGATCAAGTTTAACAGCATCTATAGTGATTTTATCGCCTTTGCCTCAAACCCCTTCGTCCTTAGAACTATCATCGTTCGTGCTTCGAAGCAAGACTGGGACCAAAGAGGAGTAGCCCGGGAAGTCCCCGTTAAAGCTGAGATGCGGGGCTTTTTTAAAGAATTTGACAGCGGAAAGTTTAAAGCAAGAGACGCCGCAGAAGCCGAAGCCACCATCTCCGTCCTATACTATAAGCTTGAGGTCGACGGCAAAGATGTCGTTGAGGTAGATGTGATGAACAACATCTACAAAGTAGAAGGACAAGACATCCTGCAAGCCTACAAAGCTAACATCGGAGGTTAAACATGCCTGAGAAAGACAAAGCATTTCTAAAAGAGGTCGCCCTCCCCAGCGGCAAAATCGCCTGCATTAAAGAAGGCAAGGGCAAAGACTTGTTCTGGGCTCTATCAAACTCAACCGGGCAAAACGACATTATCAAACTTTTGATAGTTAGGCTTACAGAAATTGACGGAAAACCCATTACCGAAGACGACCTTGAAGAACTCCCCCTTGCTGATGTCATGGCTCTTATGGGAGAATTTACAGAGATCTTTTCCCCTTTCTCAGTGCAGAAACCATCTTAGCAATGATTAAGCACGGTTTTTCTTATACCGACTTAGCTAACATGCCTTATGCCGAGCTTAAATTCTGGGCAAAGAAGCTTTCTGAATACTACGAAGAGCAGGCTAACCTTTTGGAATATGCTTGAGCCTTTCTTCAAGGAGCTTTCTGAGCTTTCGCCTTTCCTTCCACCGTGCAAGATAACCGCTTATAAAAGGGATAGAAATTCTTCCAGCAAGCCATACGATGAACACCACAAAACCAATGGGAAGCAGTAAAAGAAAAAGCCACCAGAGGTAGTAGGCTATTAATATGTATAAAACAGCTATTAAAATCGGAGGCATACTTAAAGTTTAGACATGGATTTCTCGATTGCAATAGGCTTACAGCTGATAGATAATTTTTCCCGCCAGCTCTTTGCTCTGAAAGAGAGCGTCTCCCATTTTAACCAAGAGCTAAGCCAGACCCAGAGTAAGCTACAGTCCTTCGGAGAAACTCTTAAAAAAGCCTTTGACCCACGAGCCATCTGGAACGCTTCAGAAAAATTAGAAGACTTCACCGCCAAAGTTACTCAAGCAACCGCCTTGCCTTTAGCCTCCCTTTCTAAAACTTTAAGCTCTTACAAAGACTTAGAGGCAGCTCAAGCCGAGATGGAAGTAGCCCTCATGACCAAAGAGGGCTTGCCAACGGAGAAAATTAAAGAATTAAACAAACAGGTAGAAGAGCTGGGAGTGAAGCTTCCAGGGACGACCGCAGACTTTTACAAAGTAGTTACTGCTCTCAAGGCTGCAGGCATGGATATAGATAAAATCATCGGTGGCGGATTAAAATCCGCTTCTTACCTCTGGGTGCTCTTCAAAGAGGAAGCTAACCCCAAAGAAGTTGCCGAAATGGTGCAAAATTTTTCCAACGCCTTTAAAATAGCCGGGCAGGATTTTGAAGCCTTCGCCGACCAACTCCAAAGGCTAAAATTTGCAAGTGGTTTAACACTAACCCAAATTGGCTATGCCACAAAATATTTCTCCGCAGAACTTAACCAACTCGGTGTCACCGGACTTAAATCTTCTAAACTTATGCTCGCTTGGCTTGGAACCCTCAAACAATTTGGCGTAGCTGGAGAAACAGCTGGCACAAGCATCCGCTCCGTCCTTCAAAGAATTCCAGAGTTAGATAAGCACCTTGAAAAACTACGCAAACAAGGTCTTGACCTTAAAATCAACCTAAAAGATTTCTACGACGAAAAAGGCGCCTTTAAGCTTGAAGAATTTTTGATGACCGTCAGGAAAGAGCTTTCAGCCATTCAAGACCCGCTTAAAAAAATGCAAGCCATAAAAGAGCTCTTCGACATGGAAGGCATGCGAGCTATTTCCCCGCTCCTTGCCACAACCAAAGATGAAGCCCTTATGTATCTTGAAGAGATCAAAAAAAGCATTGAAGCAACCAACGACCCGAAGAAAATTGCGGAATTCCGGGAACAATACGAACAGCTAAAAAAACAGATCGAATCTGGGGGCTTTTCAGGTCTTGAAAAGATGACTAAAGAGCTCGACAACCAAGCAAGCCTTCAGCAAAGGCTTAATCGGTTAATGAATACCTTTGCCAACACCCTTGAAGCAGTCGAAGGAACATTCGTTAACCTGATGTCTGTAATCGGCTCCTTAGTCGCCCCGACCTTGATCACCATCCTAAACCCTATAAACGACTTTATAGGAAAGCTCACCGACCTCATCCAAGAACATGAAACCTTGTCAAAAATCCTCGCCCTCACCGCTGGTGGATTTGTTAGCCTCCTCGCCATCATGGGTGCAATTAGCTTAGCCGTTGCCTCTTTCATGAAGCTTTTTAGCTTTGCCTTTGCCCCTGTTAAATGGTTAATGTCTATAAACTTAGTAAGAAGCCTTACTAACGCCTTGAGATTTGCTATCACAGGTATAAGGGCTCTTGGTGCGGCCCTTCTTACAAACCCGATTACTTGGGTTGGCTTAGCCATAGGGGCTGCAGCTTTTTTGATTTACAAATACTGGAAGCCCATTTCAGGGTTCTTTAAAGGGCTATGGAGAGGTATTAAGGAGAGCCTAAAAGGTCTTGAGCCTGCTTGGGATGTATTCAAAAGAGCTGGCAAACTCCTTGAACCTGTCCTAAACGCCTTGAAAGGCATCTATAATTTCGTTAAGAATCTGTTTAAGCCCGTTGATGACACCGGCAAAGCAGCCGAAAACTTAGGTCTCCGCTTCGGAAAAACTATAGGGAAAATCCTTTCTTCCATCTTGGATGTAA